CGCATAGGTGCCAGACAACTGACCGGCCGCGGTCATGCTGGTCGCCGCAGCGGGCGCAGGCGTGTTGTCGCCCGAGTAGGCAGCGGCAAGCACGATGCTGGTCTGGCCACTACCGAGGCCGTCGTTGATGGTCTGGGCGGCGATGGTGCCGTTCTCCTGCTGGAGTACAGGCGTGCCGACGATGCGCGTGTCGCGTGCGCCGCCGAGCAGGAACCCGACCGCGTACTGGACCGTCGTGTTGTTAGTGCGCGTGACGACGATGCCGCCGGTCGGCGCACCGGACGGGACGCTGGAGCCGAGGAACCAAGCCGTGACGCGGCCCGGTTCGGTCGCGGTGTCTGCCGCCGACGCGCCGTCGACCTTTGACAGCGAGACGCCGCCGTAGGTGACGGCGGTCGCGACCTCGGTCGCACTCACGCCCTGCATCGTGAAGACCACGATGCCCTTGGGTGCGTCCCCGGCCTGACCCAGCGCCCACGTATACGACCCCTGACTGACGCTGCCGGTGGTCCCGGGGTGGCTCTCGGTGGTGCGGAGGAGACTGATGGCCACGGGTCAGACCCTGATGTAGTCGACCTGAACGTAGACGGTCATCGCCGCCGACGTCGTTATCTTGAGCGCGTCCCCCGCAGCCGAGACGATGAACGGCGCGGCCCCGTTGCCGATGACGACGCCGGGATAGGTCGTCGCCGCCGGCGCGAAGTTGCCCCGGAACACGGTCTTGCTCGTCCCCGCCGAGTACGCCCCGGTGCCGAAGTACACGGTCACGAGGCCCGCCGTGGTCCCGCCCGTGCCGATGGTCAGGCGACCGATGTAGAACTTGGTCGAACCAGACAGGGCCACGAGGTCGGTCGATGTCTGGGTCGTGGTGAAGTCGTTCGAGTAGTGCGACCACTGGATGCACTTCGCGACGTTCAGCGTCGGGTTCGTCTCCAGCGCGGTCATCGACGAGACGCCCTGCACCGACAGCACGCCCGCGTTCGGCGTGCCCGCGGTCCCGGCGATGGACGGGTTGCCGACCAGAAGCTTCCCGGTCGAGTCGGTCTGCAGCGGGCCCACGTCCCCGTCCGTGATGGTCTGGGGAGTGGACTGATACAGACCGCCGACCAGGATGTGCTTGGACGACGAGTCGGTCCAGTCGGCGTCGTCGGCGTAGACGGCGTCGTCGAGCAACTGCACGCCGGTCAGGATCGAGGCCGCGCTGGCTTCGGTCATGTTGAGATTCGCGGCGGTCGCCTGGTCGACGGTCAGCGCGCCGCCACCGTCCGAGACCGGGAGCACGGTGCCGCTGGCCACGCCCTGCACGCTGACGACGCCGCCCGCGGCGCTGCCGGCCGTACCGGCGCCCTGGACCTCGAGGCCATTGGCGTCGGCCGTGATGTGGGTGGCGTCGCCGTCGGCTGAGTAGCAGAGCTTGGTGCGGGCGACGTGCCCGGCGGTGGAGCAGTCGTCGGTGGAGACGGTCTTGCCGGTCCCTTCGTCTATCAGGAGGCCGTCGGCCATTGCTCACCTCTCAGATACTGAAGATTCCGGAGCCGTTCCACTGCATCGTGAAGCCGCCGCCGTTGGGCGTGAACGGGTTGCCCGAGGCCCAGGTGTCGATCCAGCAGATGAGCGAGTCGGTGGCGACGTTCCCGGTATCGACGTACACGACGACGCACTCGGAGGGGTCGCCGGTGACGGCCGCCCAGGTCGCGTCGTTGGCGTCGAACACGCCGCCGGTCGTGGTCTTGCCGTCGAGCGCCGCCGAGGCGCCGACGCGCGCGGCCGCCGTGATGTCGGCCATGAACTCGTCGGCGGCGTTGTAGGTCTCGTCGTTGGTGTCGACGATCATCACCTTGATCACGTTCGTGAGCAGGTCGATGTCGCCGTCGAGGAACTTCTTGAGCGCCTTGGGGTAGACTGCGTTGGCCATCAGGGCCTCCTATCTCTCGATTTCGAACCACCAGCACTGCCAGGCTGGCCGGGTCTTGTACCAGACGCCGGCGACGCCGCCGCTGCTGGTCGTGTTGAACTCCGCGGTTGCGACGAGCGTCTTCTCGCGGTTCGCCCACTTCACGAACGTGATGGCGTGGTCCGGGTCGCTCTTGCCGTTGAAGTCGATGACGCCGGGACAGCCCGCCCGCGGGCTGCTGGTGAGGTGGATCCCGTTGCGGCCGGCCTTCGCGTCGGCCAGCATCACATCGGTCCCGGCCCATCGGGAGCCCTTCTTGAACGCCGTAGAGCCAGCCTTCACCCATGACCACGAGATGCCGATGACGCAGTACGCGACCGGACCCCAGCCCCACCAGTCGTTGTACTTAATACGGTTGGTGTTCCCACCGCGCTCCATCGTCCCGATCTCGCCCTTGATGATGCGCAGGGCACGCCGTCGCATGAGCGTCTGCTTGCTCAGGATGCGGCTGCGCTTCTTCGCGGCGGCGAGCCGTGCCTTGCGACGGCGCACGTACTCGGGCGGCAGTTTGGTGCGGCCCTCGAGCAGACTGAGCAGGAGGTCGCCCGCGATCTGGTCGCGGGCGTCCGGGTCCAGATGCTCCTTCGGGTAGCCGATGCGGAACTTGGCGTCCTGCACCGCCGAGCAGGTGTGCACCTTCATCTCGCCGTCGACCTTGAGCAGCGGCTTGGGCTTGTAGTACGGGTTGTCGTTCAGCGCCCGCTGGAGCCGCTTCACCTGCGGGCCACGGTCGCCGTAGGAGAGGTACCGGGCCACTACTCGCCCTCCCTGTCCAGCAGCCGTTCCCAGCCGATCACGACCTCGCGGAACGCGGCGCGACTCAGGACGATGGTGACCGCGCCGTCGTCGTCGGTCAGTGTCACGGACTCGTCGTCGACGCGCACGAACGTCTCGCCGTCGCCGTAGATGGTCTTCGGTTCCATCGCGTTCTCCTTCACTTCAATATCCCGTACAGGATTCCGGCGACGCCGAACGCGAACGCTAGCCACGTGCGCCAATCAGTCGCCACGTCCTCGAGCACGTGATGGCGCATGGCGTTCTCGACGGCGTCGTGCGTGACGACCTCGCGCTGCTCGCGGCAGGCCCGTATCTTCGCGTCCATGAGACATGGCATCTCCGTCACGCAGCCTTTGATCTGGTCGATGTCGCCGCGCACCGCCTCGCGCCAGGCCCGGTCGGCGGCGCGGGCCTCCTTGCGGCAGTCGTCCATGTCGTCGAGGCGCGTCTGGATGAGTGCCCGCCCCTCGCGGCGCGCGTCTTCCATCGCGTCGAGCCTGGCGTTCATCGCGCCGACTGCACCGGCGAGCTTCAGGATTTCTGATGATTCTTCTGGCGTCATGTCAGTCTCATTATGAAGGCCAGCGCATAGTAGGCGGGCATTGAGGATGCGGTGCCAGAGGTGCCGGTGCCGCCCGTGGTGTGCGTGTGTGACGCCTCCGAGGAGCTAGTCGCCTGTGAGTGCGAATAGGCGTTTATCGTGTGAGCATGGGAGGTCGAGCTAGCCTGCCCGGTAGTGCCAGAGAAGGAGTGCGTGTGAGCAACGGCGGCACGAGTGATTGTTGGCGTCTGGGTGCCGGGGTTGAACGCATTCCCAGCTTCTCCGTCATCATTGGTCACTGACCCATACGTATGGGTGTGCGAGAGTGTCTGTGTCTGCGTGTCGACGCTGGCGTGGTCTGCTGGCGTGACGGTATGCGAGTGCGAGGTACCAGACCCGCTGGTGCCGCTGACGGAGAGCGAGTGGGAGTGGGCGGCGTTGGAGCCGCCAGTACCACCTACGGCGTAACTGTTACCGGCCCCGAGGATGAACTTGTCTCTGAGGTCGGGGGTGCCGAACGTCCCGTCACAGAGCTTCCACCCAGAGGGAAGAAGCGTGGCCGAACCGGAGTACATGATGATGCCCCCGATGGGGACGCGGCCGAACTCCTCGTCCGTCTTCTTGCCGACGAAGCCGTGGAGGATGCAGATTTCGCCGGCCAGTGCTCTGCCGCAGTGAGGGCAGTTCTCCATTAGAGGGACAGGTGGGTGGACGATCCGACTGTGAGAGCGGTCGTGGCGGCGCCGTCCGTGCTGGTGTAGCCGAGGTAGCAGTAGGGGTAGCCGTCAGCCATCTGGCGGTAGATGGTGCCGAGGCCGGTCGTCGCCGCTCCGGTGACCTGTGTCACTGCCGCATCACGGGCGAGATTGGTGAGCGTCGTGTCGGTCCACGCGACCTCGTTCGCGGCGGAGGTGCCCTGCCCGAACTGGAGGTAGGGAGCCGTGGTTGCCTGCGCGGTGATCGTGTCGATGCCGGAACCGGCGACCACGCTGAAGGTCACCCCAGGGACGCCGTAGACGGGGTCGTTGAGCAGAGCCGTCAGGTTGACGGCGGCGATGCCGTTGTTCGCCCCCATCCAGTACTTGCGGGTCGCCGCGGTGGCATCACCTTCGGTCGCTTCGGCGGTGAAGGTGAGGCCGTTGAGGACGAAGGTGTCGCCGTCATCGACGGCGGTGGCGTCCGTGAGGACGAGGGTACCGGAGGTGGCGTTGACGCGCGACTTGTAGAAGAGCATCGTGGATGCCTTGTCGGCCTTGACGCGCCAGTCCACGGCGCTGGTCGCTGGACTGTGCATGTCACAGTCGCAGCGGAGGTAGAGGATGCCGCTGATGGCGAGAGTCCCGGTGAAGAGGACTTTCTCGTCATCTACGGTCGGTGTACTGATGCGAAGCGCCATGGATGACCTCCAGGTTTCGTGTGGTTTGGTTCAACCGTTCACCGTGTCTCATCGTGCGTCGATCCCGTCGTCCAGATGCTCGATGTCCATGAGCATCACGTCCTTGTGCGGGAGGAAGTCGTGGTGGCCGACGACCTCGTACAGCGTGCAGCGCGGGCCGAGGGAGTCTGCCTTGTCGAGTGCCGCTGCCCAGTCCTCTACGGCGGCGAAGGTGCAGGAGTTCTCGTAGGTATAGAGCCCCGGCCTGCGGTAGCAGGATCGCCAGGGCACCCCGTGGCGGAGGAAGCCGCCGTCGTATTCAGCCTCCATCGCCGAGAGGATGTCACCACTCGGGATGACGTCCGTATCAAGGGAGAGGATGTGCGTGTAGTCTCCGGCGTTCTCGACGATGGTCCGCCACGCCACGTTGTACATCGGGCCGTAGATGGCGTTCCGGCCCTTTCTCCCGCTTTCCGGCACGCTGTCGTAGAAGACGGCCTGTATGCCCATCGCCTGTACCTTGCGGGCGTACAGCGAGTCGGCGATGAAGAAGGAAAGCAGGCGGTCATACGAAGCGGTGGCCTCCGCCCAGCGGGAGAAGGAGTAATCCTTGAACTCCGCATGGGGGGAGGCCACCAGGCTTTTCATCCCGTCGTCTCCTCGTTGGAATCAGAAGACTCTTCGATCTTGCTGATGCTCCAGTCGATCTGCTGGATGGCTCCCTCGATGGCGTGCGCGTCAGCCTTCGCCTGGTCTGCTTCAGCAAGACGGGTGCGCATCTGGGCGACCAGGTCTTCGCGGCGTTCCATCAACTGTTCGATGGTCAGGGGCATGCCCTTTCTCGCTTTCTCGCAGAGGAACTTGCGGCAGATTCCCGGGCGCTCACCATAGATGAGGCACGTCGCCTGACCGTCGTCCATGCGCAGATGTTCACAGGGGTTCGACCCCTTGACGTAGATACCCTCCGGGGCGTCGAGAGCCTCGAAGCCGTGATAGGTGAACAGGCGGGCGATGTCGTCGTCATCGGCGACCAACATCCCGAAGTCATGACAACACCGCCCGCACCGTTCGCAGGCCATCAGGCAGTCGGCGCCGTGTCGGTGCAGAGAATCCAGCGGTCCGCACCGTTGACCCTGATCTTGATGCCGAACTTACCGACTTGGGTCGCCGTCTTGAAGCTGGTGAACAGCGCCGTCGCCGACTGGCTGGCCGCTGCGTCGGTGATGTTGAGCAGGTTCCCGACGAGGCCAGCCCCCGTGTTGCCGACGCGGATGAAGGCGTCGTTGTTCCCGGCCGTCCAGCCTGTTGAGATGTTGCTGTCAAGCTGGAGCGCGGCCAGCGTGCCGCCGGGGGTCGGGGTGGTACCCGCGACCTCGAGCGTCGCACGGATGGCGTTCAGGGCGCCGGAGACGGTCTTGCCGGCTGCCACCCTGCCGGTGGCGTGGATGGCGTTGATCGTGGCCCCAGTGGCCGACGATGCGGTGTTGGCGATGCCGCGCACGCGGATGGTCTCGCCACCCCCGGTGGAGTTGAAGTAGAGGTCCTCGTAGTGGGCACGCACGTCGCCACTGGTCGAGGTGCTCTTGAAGTAGGTGCGCTGGAAGTTGTGCGCACCGTTGGCACTCGGCATCCGCGATGCGTTGCCGATGTTGGGGCCGATGTCTGGACCGTACTTGCCCATATCAGGCTCCTTTCGAGGCGGGGAGCGCCCCGTTCAGGGACGCTCCCCGGTCTGTCCGTGGGTTTCAGATCACCAGCTGATGTAGCCGAGGGCGCCGTGGCTCTTGGTGCCGTCGACGACCTTGACGCCGTACTCGCCGAGGTACCGCTGCTTCCACGCATCGGTGCCATCGGGGTTCGAGGTGTCGATCCCCCACTCCATCTTGACGAAGGGGCGGAACTCGGCCAGCGCGACCTTCTTGGTGTCGATGATGAACAGGTCGCTCTTGGAGCAGTTGAGGCAGGGGACCAGTTCGGTCGTGACGCCGAGGTCGGTCTCCAGCGTCTTGAGCGCGCGGCCCCACTTGGTCTCGTCCTGGGTGATGCGCACCTTGTCGGCCCCGAAGGCGTTGATCGTGCGGATGTTCTGCGGGTGGGCGACGGTGATGAACGTGTCGCTCATGTCGACGCCGTTGGTGAGCAGGTTCAGGAACAGGGTGTTGATCGCCTCTTCCGTGACCGCCTTGCTCGTGTAGTCGACGTTGCCGCCGCTGGCGCAGATGAAGTTCTGGAAGCCCTTGGTCGTGCGGACGTAAGCGTCCGAACCGGCGTGGGCGTTGGACTCCGTGCCGGCACCACCGTAGTTGAGGGCGCCGTACAGGAACATGCTCTCCATGTCGTTCTTGAGCTCGACGAGACGGTCCTCGAACTGACGCTGGAGAGTGTCGCCTGCGACCAGACGCTTGCTCGCAAGCTGTGATCCGGTGACGGTCAGGTAGAAGTCGAGGATGTTGGTGTAGTTCTCGGTGATCGAGACGTCACGGTACTTGTTCTCGTTCGGAGTCGAACCCTCTTCCTTGGGGCTCCACAGCACCTCGAAGGTGTCGCCGAGGGCGTGAGCGGTCGAGCCGGTGCCGCTGTTCTGGCGGGCGTAGTCGCGGGTGACCGTCACGTCCAGCGTCGAGATGCCCGTCACCTGCATGAGCTCATCGGCCCCGTAGGTACCGATGGGGGTCGCGCGGGTGGCATTGCGCAGGATCGCTCCCTCCTGCAAGCCAGCGACCGACGTGAGGACGACGTGACAGTTGGATGCCGCGCCCGACCCGTCGATGGTGGTGTCGGAGTGCGAACTCTCGGTGTAGATGCGGGAGTTGGTGTTCGCCGTCTCCCACTCGAACTTGACGTTGTCGACCGGCATCTTGGGGATGCGGTCGAGAAGCTGCGACTTCGCGCAGAGCATCGGCCACAGGACGGAGTCGACGGTGCGACCCATCGTGTTGGCAGTCTTGTCATAACTGGCGACATCGGCGCCAGGAGCAGGCCACGCCATGTTGGCCTCCTTTCAGGGTCACTTCACCGCGACCCTAAAATCGCTTTCAGATTCCTTTCGTTAGACATCAGGGCCGAAAGCACGGAGGCTATTCGCCTGTGGCGAAGGCCGGCAACGCACGCTGCGATTGCTCCCTATCGCCTGTCCTACTACCCACTAAGGATAGCACTTGTGTCTAGATACGACCCTGCAACATGGGATCGTCACCGATGAGGGCTGCGAACCCGGCCTTGGTGTCGCCGGAGGCGATACGCTCTGCCAGACGCTTCTCCTCGTCCTCTGACGGCTTGGCCGCATGGCCCGGGTTGGCGACTCCCCACGAACGCTCGAGTTGCTCCTTGGCGGCAGCCTCGGTCTCCTTCATCTTCTCAGCACGCGCCTTGACCAGTTCGATGGCGTGATCGAGGGCTTCCGGGTCCTTGACGTCACCGGAGATCGCCTTGAACAGGTCCTTCTCCAGCGGATCGGCGCTCTCGAGGAACTTCTCCTTGGCCTGGGCCAGTCGTTCCTGACGGAACTTCTTTTCGAGGTTGTCGACGCGCGAGGAGAGCTTCTTGTCGAGCTTGTCCTCCTTGACGGCCTCTTCCTCTGCGGCCTCTTCCTCTTCAACGAACTCCTCGTCCGGGTCGGTGACACCAAGACGCTGCCAGATGGTGTCGGTGTCGACGGTCTCGTCCCGCGTTTCTTCGTCTGCCATCGTATGCTCCTATGCGTGCGCCAACGGGCGCGGTTCTCAGATTTTCTGAGCCAGCTTGTCGCTCTTCTCTTCCATGCGGAAGTTGGTGAACTTGCTCTGTGCGAAGGTCTGGTGCTGCCGGATCGCGTCGGACAGCTTCTTGCGCAGGTCGCCTCCGGCCGTCTTGTCGCCGATGCCGGCCGTGGTGGCGAGGTCCGCCTGCTCCCCACTCTGCCACTTGTACGCCTCGCCCTGCTCCGAGAACTGCTCGATGTTCTGGGCGAAGTCGCCGGGGTCGATGCCGCTGGCGAAGAACATGCGGTCGAACCCACCGGGTACCTGGATGCCCTGATTGGCGAAGGCATCGTAAAACGCCTTCTGGTACTTCTTGTAGAGGCCGGGGTCGTCCATGACCACGTTGCCTTGGGCGTTCTGGGCGGCGGCGAAGGTCTCCCACATGGAGTACTGACTGCGGAACTCGCTGGTCCCCTTGATCTGCTCCCACATGGAAGAGGGCTCAGAGAGCGTCCCCCTGATGAACTCGTCCCGAAGTCCGCCGTCAGGGACGGAGTTCTCTCCGAAGACGCGCTTCCAGTAGTTGTCGAAAGCCACCCCCCTGTTCTTCGATGCGGGACTGTTCTTGTACTGCGGGTCGTTCTTCTTGACCGAGAGCTCCCACTGGGTGTCACTCCAGTTGTTCGCGAGGGCCTCCCCGAGTACTGCGGAATCCGGCATCGCGTCAGGGTCCTCCATGATGCCCTTGTAAATCTCGATGTAGTCGGCGCGGCGCCTGAAGTAGTCGTTGATCTGGATGGTCCCCGGCTGCATGCCGGTGCGCTTGAAACTCGCCTCTGCGAACGCCTCGAAATCAGGGAAGGCGCTGCGGAACGCCTCGGAGTCACGGATGGAGGTCTGGAACACCTCGCTCCACTCGAGGTTCTTGTTGGCCCCGAACTTGTGCATGAGGGCGGATGGCGGGTCCATGTCCTCGTACTCGGTGCCGGCGAAGATGGCGTTCCACTGGTCCTTGAAGTACTCGACCCGCTGCTGGTAGGACTCGACGCCGCTCCACGAAGGATCGGCCAGGAGGGCCTCGTTCCACTGGGGCGAGTCGAGTGCCCAGTTCCCCATGAGCGCACGGTTGAGCAGTTCATCCGGGATGACGGCAGCGGACCCGAACCTGCTTTGGTAGTCCTGCACGTAGGCATCGCGGAGTTGCTGCCACTTGACGAAGCCCTGGTAGGTGTCGCCACCAGCCGTCGCAGCGACGCCGGTACGCTGGCGCCACCACGCAGCGAAGCCTGCGTAGGCCGTCTTGAACGAGTCCAGGTGCATCACGTAGCGGCGGAAGAAGTTGGAGTCGGTCAGCTTGGTCGGGTCGCCGATGGCGAACTTGACGATGAGGGCCTTGATCTCCTTGTCGTTGAGATTGAACTGGCCCTTGAGGACGTCACGCAGAAGATCGCGTGCAGCGGTCGCCCGCGTCTTTCCGGGCTTTGTGAGCAGGTACGAATCCGGGTCCGCCTCGCGCATCCGCTCGAGGAAGGCAGCGATGGACGGCATCTGCTTGGTCTGTGCTGCCCAACGGATGAGTTCCTTCGCCTCTTTGGAGAGGCTCTCGAACTTACGTGCGCCAACGCCTATGGCGTCGAGATAGCGCTTCGTCCAGTAGTCAAGACGCTCTTCTGCCGCCTTTGCCTCGGCCTTCTTCTCTGCGGCTGTCTTGGGCTCATCCACCTTCGGCTTCTTCTTGTCGTCGGCCATGCGTACCTCCCTTCTTTAGTTCCAGTACCACTCGAGCATGTCGAATGCGAGACTGTGAGCGTCCCATCCGTAGCGCCTGAGATCGCGCCCGAACGTGGTGCGCTCGTTCTTCTTCTTGGCGAGCGAGACGATGTACTGCTCCAGCTTGGCGACCATCGCCTTGCCGGCGTTGGAGTAGACCGAGTTTCCCGGTCCCTCGTAGTACTCGCTGTAGCTGGTCTTCATCTGGTTGCGCATCGTCTTCGCCACCGCAGCGACAGCCACCCAGTCAACCGCCGCCTGCTGCGACCCAAGACGGCCGGGCAGTTCGTCGGTCAGCGCATCCCGCATCCGCTTCACGAGTTTCAGATTCGGGGTGTCCTTGCGCGCTTCCTTGAGGTACGTCAGCCAGAGGGCGGTGTTGTTGCGGGAACCGGGTCCGGGGAAGTCCATGCTCTCGGTCCCGACGAGGAACGGCGTGTGGAGGATGCGCTCTGCCGTGCCGCCGATGAACGCCTCACCGCCCTTGATCGACCTGAAGACCTTGTCCTTGTAGGCGTGGAAGCGGTTGCGCTCGTCGCGGTACTCGCGCGTCGATGTGCCCCCCATAGCGTCCACCCACTTGGGGTTCCCCATACGCGCATAGTACATGTCCTGAATCTTCTCGATGGCCTTGTCCACTTCTGGTCCGAAGTCGTATCCGATGTGGTTGAGGACCTTCTGGTCGAGGTCGTAGAACTCGTCACTGATGATGTCGATGACCTGGCTGCGGTAGCCGTCGATGGCCTCCCTATCGACCTTCCGCGCCACGGCTCCGCTGGCGGTGCCCTTCGCCATCCACTTCGCGGCGATGTGGTCGGGAACGAGCCCGTTCTCGATCATGCGGAGCGCAAGCTGCATCTGGTCCTCACTGGGCTCGAACGGACCTCCTACGAAGTCGCTCTTGTAGAACCCGACCGCGACCTTCTCGTACTCGCCGGGGTGCCAGTAGGAATGGACGTCCCAGCCTTCGGGCAGGTTCCGGCTCAACTTCCCCTTGTGCCGCTCGACGTACCTGTCGTACCAGGCCGGAGCGTCTGGTCTTTCGACCCACTTGCCAAGCTTGAGGTCGTGGCTGGTGCGCTTCTCCCACTGGTATATGTGCATGTCGTAGCGCTTCTTGTTGAACGTCCCGTCCTTGGTCGCGAGCTCGCGCGCTGCGTCCTCCGCGAGCTTTCGGATGTCGTTGAGATGCTTCTGCACCTTCGGCCACTGGTCGGCGCGCAGGATGTCCCCGACGTAGAAGTTCTCGGTGTTGTCCTTCACCTCGCCCGTATCGGGGTCGGTCTCGAAGCCGCCGTACTGCTTGCGGAGCAGTTCGCGGAAGTTCCACATGGCCTTGGGGTTCTCCTCACGCTTCACGTCGTCATCGAAGAGCAGCACGCCCTCGTCCTCGTAGATGAAGTTGCTGCGCGCGAGCGGCGCGATCCACGGGTTCTCTTCCAGCAGAGCGGAGCGCTCCTCCGGGTCGGTCGTCTCGTTGTACTGCTTGACGTACTGGTAGCGCTCCGTTCCCTCAAGGTAGGTGGCGGCGCGGAGCGGCTGCCCCTCCTTCATCAACTCGAAGTACTTTGCAGCCTCTTCCCGGTACTTGGTGTAGATGGGCGGCTTGGGCACGATGAGGAAACTCGGAGTACCCGTGAGCGCTCTGACCATCTCAAGCGATGCGACCTGGTCACCGAAGATGTGGTCCTTGATCCACTCCGGCCCGTTCTCGTTCACCTTGTCGCGTACCCAGGTCATCGCTGAGTACGGGAAGGGGAGGTGGCTCTGGAGTTGCTGCCGGCCGACTCCGGTGCCGGGAGTGTTGTACTCCTCGATGTCGACCGTCTCCTTCTCCCACGCGCGCATGATGGCCTGGCTGTTCGTGTTGTCGGTCGAAAGCGGGAGGGTGATGTTGAACAGTCCCTTGCTCAAGGTCCCGAGTCGCTGGAGCGGCTGCATGCCCTCACCCATGCTGGCGCCGAATGGAAGTTCGCTGGGATCGGTGTCGAACGTCTTGCGGATGAAGTAGCCGAGGAACGGACTTGCTATCGGTCCCGGTCCGGGCGGTTGCAGGATGCCCTTCATCATCGCCCCGGGCGTCTTCTCCCTTGACTCCTCGAAGTCCTTTGCTTGCAGGAAGAAGGGCATGAAGCTGGAGAAGTTCTTGGCGAAGAATCCCATGATGCCGGGGTCTTCTCGCTCCGGGGCGACGTTCCACAGCGTTGCCATCGTCGCCGGGTTCGTCACCATCTTCGTCATCCAGTACTGCCAGAACTGGCGGTACGAGTTGATGAACAGGATGTGGTTGCGGGCCATGTCCTCGAAGACGGTCGCGTTGCGCGTGTAGGTGGTGCGCTCGACGTAGTGGGCGGCGCGGCCGGCTGCCTGCTCCATGACGACGGCAGGGTCCATCCCCGGGTTCTTGGCGAGGATGGCGTCACGCTGCTTGAGGTACTCGTGGCCGAAGAGCGCGTCCTTGACCCTCCCGCCGAGCGTCTGGAGAAGAGGCAGGGTGATGCGCTCGTAGGCCAAACTGAGAAGGTCGGCCCTGCGCAGCCACGGGTACCTGGTGAGCGTGTCGAAGTGTCCGACCGGGACCGGTGGAAGAGCGGCAGGGTTGGTCTCGCCGATACGCTGGAGCGTGGGCAGGTCGATGTGCCCCTTGCGCAGCGCATCCAGCATCTCGGGACTGCGCTGCATGTTGATGTACATGTCGACCCAGTCGTCCATGACGTTGGCGAGGTGGCGGGCCGAACCACTCGACGGCATGATGAGGACACGTTTGAGGGCGCCGGTCTTGAGGTCAGACATCGGCAGGGTGATGCGCTTCGTCTCGACGAGGTACGTGCGCAGTGCGGCCCCGCTCTCAGAGTCCTCGAGCATCCAGTTCCGTATCTCCTGAAGGGCCTCTTCCCGTGTCCAGTCGTCGCGCTTCAGAAGCCTCTGGATCGCGGGCTCTTCCGCGAACCGTCCCATGTCCGAGCGGACCTTCGGCAGATACCTCGGGTCGTCGGGAAGACGGACCTTGACGGTGCCGTCCGCCAGCGTCTCCGAGATGGGGGAAAGAATCTGCCAGTAGTCCTGGTAGAGACCACCGAAGTCGGCATCGACGAAGTCGGGGTTGTTCTTGATGAGCTCCAGAACGTCGTCCGGTACCTTGGGGCGGGCCTTCTCCTCGATGCGCGCCAGTTCCGCCGCCTCCGGTTCGGTGAGCTCCTTCTTGCCGTTGAGCTCCGTGAGACGCTTGCGCTCTGCTCTGGTGATGTCGCCGCGCATCTCCTTGACCGCTGCCCTTGCGGCTGCATACTCGGTAGGACCGATGCCTTCCATCGGAAGGCGCCAGAACTCGTCTCCGGCGTAGACGCGCAGCGGGAACCCCAGGCCGGCGAGCGTCCAGCGTTTCCACATCCGGACCAGCGGATCGGCGAACAGCGTGTCGTACTTCATGAACTTCGCTGCCGCGCGACCGGACTGGTGCCAGGCAAGGAAACGCGGGTCGAACTCGTCCACGGTCAGGCTCTTCTTCATCTGGTACATCCACACCGGCTGCTCCGTGCCCAACGCGCGCAGGTCTGCCACGGCATCCCGGTAGGACTCGTTCATCACGTACTCGCCGCTTGCGGTCACCAGGTCGCGTCCGTCGTCGCCCTTCATGCGGTACTTCTCGGGGTGCTTCTGTGCGTCCGTGTAGATACGACCCGCATCCTGCTGGCGTTTGAGCAGCCCCTCCACTCCGTCAGCCTGAGCGGTCCACACCGCCGCCACGTCTGCCTTTCCAGCCGCCTCTGCTTCGGCTGCCTTCTTGCGGTAGTCGGCGATCTCGGCGTAGAGGCGTCCAAGCGTCGGCGTCACGCTGGAGTTCTTTCCGTAGGCTTCCATCTTGACGTTCGGGAAGGTGGTCTTCACCCACTTCGCCCGCGCTGAGAGGATGTCCTTCTCGAACTTGCGGTAGGAGTCGAGCGTGCCCTCTTCCTTCATGTTCCGCAGCACGGCCTGCTGGAAGTCCTCGAGGACGCGGTTGCGAGCTATCGGGTCGTCCGTCTCCCAGATGCGCTGCTCGAACACCCTGAGCTCGTCCATGTCGTCCTTGGTCATGCGGCGACGTCCCATACGCACGCTCATGCCGATGTTCCTGACGTGCCTGTCCGCATCACGGAATGGGACCTCTCGGTTCATGTGGATAGGCGTGAGGAAGGTCGAGGTGATGTCGGCCAGCGGCCTGCCGAGCGGGCCGAGCATGTCGGCAGCGGCGACGGCGTTCTCGTAGGCACGGACCTTCTGGGCGCGGAAGAACGACGGCCCCATCGGGTCGATGGTGTCCACGCCGGCATCCACGATCTCGTCGATGGCGGCGAGCACGATGTCCGGGTCCTTGGTCTGCTGCATCCGGTGGACGTTGCGCTTGACCACGGAGCGCAGTTCGACGGGAAGCACGGCCGGGTCGGGGATGTTGAGCATCCTCGAGATCACCGCAGCGTCACCGACCTCCAGCACGGCGGCGATGTACTCGGAGACCGTCATCAGGACCTTGAGGTGAAGATAGTCCGGGTGGGTCGGCGGAAGGCCATCGGAGAAGCCTTGCCTGACCGGAGGAGCGCCTTCTGGCGGGACGGCTCCACGATCCCCGAGGAGAGCGTCGGTGAAGGCATCGACATCGGGGGTGCGGACGATGATGGTGGAGTGTTCTGCCCCGTCGATGGTCGCCTTGCCGTCTACGATTTCGCTGCCCGTCTCCTTCGCGGCGGCGCGGATGGCGGAAATCTTCTGCCCCCTCGTGGCGGCGTCTCCCAGGTCCCTCACGGCGAACTCGACGTAGGGGCCGGCCTTTCTCGCGGGGTGGCCTGCGGGGTGGTCAGACTTCACGCCGTGGGACTGGTGGGTCTTGTAGCCTGCGTCGTTGAGCCGCTGCACGGCGGGAGCGACGGAGGCATCGACCGTCACCGGGCCTTCGGGAGTCTCCACATCCCTGACCTTCACTCCATCTGGGGCAGTGGCTGGTTCTCCAGCCTTGGGGGGTGTCTCCCCCATCGCTGTCTGTCCTGGCATCTCTTCGGGAGAGCGTTCAGGCATACGAGCGACGGGTTCCGTCTTACGCGCAGCGTCGTCGATGGCGATGTCGAGCCCGGACTGCTGGCCCTCGCCGATGAACTCGGAGCGGTCGAAGAGGGGGTCGGGAGCGTCAATGGTTCCCTCGTCGCGCATCCAGTCCGGTTCCTCTACCTTCGGAGCCGTCTGGCGTTCAGGAATCCTGCGGCCTGCGATGAGATCGGCGGCGTCGTTCTCCAGTTCGTCCAGCCTCGCCATCTTCGCGCGCACGTCGGATGCGGGAAGTCCCCTGCCAGCACCTTGCCCGCCAGCATCGCTGCGGATGTACTCGAGCAGACTCTCAGCATCATCGAACGGAAGACCAGGCCACTCCTCCTTCAGGCTGGCTGCGAGTTCGTCAAGGCCGAGTCCCTTCCCCCTGCGACCGAGTCCCCGGAACTCTCCCGACCGCTCACTGCCACGGAATGTCCCGTCGATGAACGCCTTGGTCCCTTCGGCGTCAAGGTTGATTCCACCATGCTCGCGAATCCTTGCCCGCACGTCACTCGGACTCACCACATTCGCGGCATCTCCAGCAGCCGCACGCTCCGGCCTTCCGGCGTCCCGCATCAGTTCTTCGCTGAGTCCCTCGTATTCGGCTCTCAGTTCGCCATAGCGGGTGCGTGCCTCTTCGGGGAGGTCATCGAGGTTGGCGTTCCAGACGTCCTCTGTCGGCTTGGCGGGCTTGCCCTGGACGAAATCAGGTCCGATACCGTCCTCACCGATGAATCCGGCCTCTTTCCCCGGGCCTCGCGCCCTGTCGTCAAGGCGGCGAGCGGCATCGAACGCTCCTCGCGCCGCCTTCGCTACCCCAGGCCGGATGAAGTACGTGTCCGCTAGCTTGCCTGCCTTGAGCATGGCGACCAGCGAGACGACCGTCATCAGGTCACGGGTCCCCTGCCGGCGCCAGTCGTCGTCTGACCAGCCGCGCTCGTCCGAGAAACCCTCGCCCAAGTGGACGAAGGCGTCCTGACCGGCTGCCTCGTCCCATTTCTTCACCCACTCGTGCCAGAGCGGTATGCCACCGGGTACCCAGAAATCGCCCTCTGTCGTCTCGGGGACGTCGCCGCGCACGCCGATCTCCCACCACGAGAGGTCACCGCCGTGGATGTCCTTCCCGATGTACTTCTCGGGGTCCTTCGCTATCGCTTCTCGCTCTTCCGGGGTGGTGGCTGCGAGGTAAGCCCAGTCATGAAGTACGTCGATGAACATCGTCCCCGCTTGGTGGGCCTTGGAAATGGCCCACGGAGCGGCCTGTGAGGTGAACGGGTTGGTCTCCAGAATCCCGGCGTTGTAGGCGCGCTCCAGACCGTCGCCGATCATCCCCAGCGTCCCGTTCTGCCTGCCGAGCGCCTCGAACCCGAAGTCGGTCGCCTCGCCGAAGTAGCGCATCCCCTCGGTGAGCTTCTCGAACGGCCACGCCATGATCTTGTTGACGGTGAGCAGGTGCTCCCTGTAGTTCGCCACCTCTTCTGACGGAAGCGCGGACTGGCCGAACTGAGAGACGTAGTCGTTCCTGACCTTGACGTCGGAGTCACCCGGATCGCGGCCCATCTTGAAGGCGCTGAAGAGGTACGCCTTCTGGTCCTCCTGGTCGGGGATCGACTGGAGCACGTCATTGAGGTTCGCCAGCATGTCGATGGGCTTGAGCGCCGTCTTGCCACGCGGGTCGGTGTACGCCGTCCCGAGGAGTTCAGGGTAGACGCTCTGCATCGCCGTGAGAGCCTGGTCGCGGACCTGCGCGTCCTTCGACTGGACGGCGTAGGGGAGAAGCCGCATCCACAGGTAGCGGTGGTACTGCTTCTGCGCCGCAGGAGTCCAGTCGAGGTTGTCAGGGTCGAACGGGACCTTCTCACCGTTCTCCTCCATGACGCCGGCCCAGTAGCGCTTCCACTCGACCATGTTGTGCGCCTTGGAGACGTAGGCGTCGCGCTCCGAGAGGCTCAGGTGCTCGATGTCTATCCTGGTGCGGTCCCTGAGTTCGCTCAGGTGACGTGGAACGGCGGCGAAATCTGGGAGCTCGACCTGTCGCAGCCAAGGGTTGTCCTGCTCGCTGATGGCGAAGGCGAAGTCGCCACCATCGGCGCGACGGCCACCTCTTCCCCCTCCACTTCTGCCGCCGACTCCTCCGACCTGATCTTCTCCGGGGAGTCCCATCACGATGGTGCCGGTCGCTTCTGCCGCTCTCTGCGCGAGCGTCCTGCCCTGCTGCGTGAAGCGCGGAGCGTTCCCCATGCGCGGGTCGTACCGGAACTGCGACTGCGCTTCCTCGTGTTTCACGACGGTATCCGGCTCGTTGGCAGCGTCTTCGCGCAGAGCCTCCTCTTCCTCACGCTCCGCGATGTTCTCGTTGATGCGAATCTTCAACTGTGTCCCGCCGTACCAGATACGGGCGTCGTTGATCATCTTGATGTCGTCGTTGTTGATGCGGTTCGCGCCCTTGCCGCCCCACGTCTTCCCCAGCGTGTGCATCGGCCGGTTCGCCAGTTGGCGGACCCAGTCGGCGTCCTTCGGGGTGGCTTTTGGACCGAGCGATCTGAGGTCGTCCTCAGCCCACTTCACCTTCTTGCGACGCGCCAGCGGGTCTCTCCTCCCGGCGCCGAGCTTCGAGAACTCAAGGAACAGCGGCGATGGAGCGGCCTTGCCGGGAGCAAGCAGCTTGCGCCACTCGTCAGGACTCCACAGTTCGCCGTTGGCGTTGTTCAGCATGAAGTACGTCTGGACAGCGTTCGGGAACGTCTGGTACTTCTCGAAGTAGGCTTGCGAGAGGTTCTTGAGGTTGAGGCCGTAGGTCGCTTCCTGCGGCGTCGACCGCATCGGCGGCGGAGCGACGGGGATCGGCGGAGCGGCTACCGGACTGGGAAAGCGCGGCGGTGCTTTCGGGGCCTTTGCGTCTGCCCACGTCCTCCCGCCAGTGTTGGCGGCTTCCCTCTTCTTCCTCTTCTTACTCTTGCGGTACGGCTTGTCGCCTGGGCCGATGAGCGGCATGTCAGGAGAAGAACGGCGTGACTGACCGCATCTCGTGGGCGATGCGCTGGTAGTTCTCGTCCGCGTCGGCGGCGTACATCTTCGACCACGAGGACGGGTACTGAGCGGCGACGGAGTCCCAGTACTGCTTCACCCGCAGGGCAAGGGCCAGTTCTTCCATCTTGGTCATGTGGCCGGGGTCGATGTCGGCTTGCGCTGACGGACCTCCCTGCGGCTGCCCCTGGGAAGGACCCGGCGGACGGCCGGCAGACGGCGCGGGAGTCGGTACCCCGGTCATCGGCGTCGTCGTGGTCGCCTTCATCGCGTCGAGCGCCTTCTGGTCGCCGTACTGCTTGCTCTGGTTCACGCTGATCGTGCCGCGCCCCGCCATCAGAGCCCGCCCATCATCGCTTCGAGGTCAGGGCTCGCAGAGAGGTCGGGGGGAGCTTCTTCGGTAGGCTGGGGCTCTTCCGGACCACCTCCTTCCCCTGCGACCTGAATAGCCTGTTCATCAGGTGCAGGGACGCCACGGACGAACTTGATGTGACCGTAGACCTCTTCGACCTTCTCCGCAGCGCGGGTGATGGTGCCCTGGTCTTGCGGGTCTGTGACCCAGACGGTGACGTTCCACTCGGTGCTGACGATGCGCTCCGGAGCGAGCACGGGGTCGCCACCGAACCAGACCGAACCCTTGAGCTTCGGGATGCCTGCGAAGAACTCCCGCATCGCGTCGAGGACCTCGGCGGCGGTGTCGATTTCGCCCTCGGCAGCGGCTATCGTCATGCCCTCGGCAGGCGGCGGCATCTCAGGCGGCATCTCAGGCGGCGGACCCTCTGGAGCAGGAGGCATGCTCGCCTCCGGGCCGGGCATCGCCGGCATCTCACCCATGAGGCCGCGCTCGAGGCCGTAGTTGGTGTACTCCTGGCTCATCAGCGGGACGTTCGCCGTCATCGGACTCTGCGCCGCCGCGTTCGCAATCGCCATGCCCTCGGCCTTCCACTTGCGGTCGCGGTCGATGTTGGCGTTCTCACGCTTCTTGTTCGTGATCTGGGGAAGGTTGTCCATCGCCGTGTCGCGCGAGAGCAGTTCGTTCTGGACAAGCTGCATCAGCATGACCTCGTTGCCCTGACGGTCGATGTAGCTCTGAGCGGAGAGGAAGACCTCGAGTTCGGTCCAAATCTTGCCGTCGACCATGAAATCAGCCGGTTCGGCCTCGATGTAGAAGGTCTCGTTGTTCTTGACTCCGCTGGCCTTGAGCTTGCCGTTGATGCCCGGGAAATCAGCCCACATCATCAGCGCGTACTTGAGCGTCTGTCGCCACGCGCTCATCACGATCTCGAGCCGTGTCTGCATCCGCGCGGCGATGGGGCCGAGTTGGCTGTTGAAGCCCTTGCCGGTGACGATGGACGAGCCCGACTCGCCTCTCAGCACTGCCGGGTTGTCCATGACCACGTCGAGCCAGTTCTGGAGGGTGGCGCCTAGCTGCCAGAAGGCGTTGGGAAGGCTCTGCGGCCCGACCGTGTCGACGCGCCCGCCTGCGTTCACCTCGATGACGCCGCCCTTGCCAAGTGCGACGAAGTTCGAGACGTTGAGCGGGTCGGTGATGACGACGGTCGGGTTGATCGTCGCGGCAGCCACGTCGTCGAGGAGACTCATGTGGTAGTTGATCTCCTTGGCGATGGGAATGGCGTCGCGGACGTCGTTGCCGCCGAAGATCATCCCCGGCATCCCCAGTGAGCCGACGCAGACGATGGGCACGAAGCCGACCGTGTTGTCGACGGGGGAGTGCGCCCACTCTTTGTCGTCGAGGATGGTGCAGAACTTCTCCTCGTCGATGTAGAAGGTCACCTTGACATCGTCGCGACCGACGTACTTGTCGTTCCCCCACCGCGCCGAGATGTCGTGACCACTGAGTTCTTCGACCCATACCGCCTTGGACAGCTCAAGCCCATCTGGATCAGAGGCTACGGGGTAGAAGTCCTGCGGGGTACGGGTGAAGATTCTTGGTTTGCCATGCTTGAAGTCGGGCCAGACGCCGATGACGGCCCCGTCCATCACGCTCATGCTCCATGCCACGTCGCGACAGCGCTTGGGCATGTTGGAGAAGTCCATGATGGACTTGACGACGCACTCCAGCCGGTCGGCCAGGTCGATACCCCAATCTCCGCGAGGTTCCTCAGTCGGCCCTGACGGCGGTACCGGAGGCATGCCGGGCGGCATCTGGGAAAGGTCTGGGGGCGCCGCCTGCTGAGGAGGTGAGAGCAGTGGCGCCCCCATGTCCTCCGGTGCAGCGCCGGAGGGGGTTGGCCCGGTGGGGACGGCCGAGCCGGGGGCCAGTGAGTCGGGTGGTTCGATGACCCTGACTGTGGGCGGGAGAGCGAGGAAGGCGACCTTGTTCTCGACGGCACCCTTGATGACGTTGATGGGGGTGCGGAGTTCGGCGTCTTCGTTGTCTGCGGGGGCGGAGAAGATGGACGAGAGACCCTGCATGATACCGCCGACGAAGCCCTGCTTCTTGGCGGTCTTGAGGTCGCTGCCGGCGTAGAACTTGACCGACTCGTCGTAGGAGTTGTTCCGTTCGGAATCGCGCTCCTCGAGTTGCTGACGCAGCTTGAGGATTTCTTTGATCGACGCTGCCATCAGCGGGAGCGTACCCCCTAGCTAGGAAGATAGTCGAACAAGTCTACCACGCCTGTCACCTGTCCCACGCGGGGTTCCGCACCATCTTGCCCTTGCCTCCCGGGGTGAACCACGACCTGAGAGTGTTGGTGGCGTTGCGGATCGGTATCTGGGCGAGCCACATCGCCATCACCACATCGTTCGTGCTCTTGGGGAAGACCAAGAGTTCTCCGATGAACTCCTCTGCCTTCTCCTGGTCGGACGGCTCCTTGTAGGGGATGCGGAAGCGCCCGTTCTGCATCATCTCGCTCATGCCGAAGACGCCGGCTATCGGATCGTGCTTGTTCGAGCCTGTCCACGAGGGCTTGACGATGCCCGAGTCGATGTAGGGCTTCATGCGGTCGTTGTTGAGCAGCCAGAGGCCAAAGGCGTTCTTCTCGACGGTCGCCTGACGGTAGTGGTACTTCTCATGTAGTCCTTCGATGCCGTAGAGCGGGTTCCCTTCGAGCAGATGGTCGAGCATGCGGTCGAAGTTGTCCTGCATCTTGCGGTAGTCGATGAGGTGGATGCGCTTCTCCTCGTCGGTCTTGTCGATGCCGAGGATCACATAGGCGGAGTGGGCGGAGAAGCGGCTCTTCGATCCGCTGGCCGGGTCGAATCCGCAGTACAGGTCCCATCCTTCTCCAAACTCTCCGAACGAACTCTCGCGGTCGAGACAACCGGGGTGCTGTACCCGTTGTCCGTTGGCTTCCTCCTCTTGCCCCCGTATCCACGCCTCACGAAATGCCATCTCCGACTCGTCGAAAGCGATGTTGCGGTAGCGTTTGTTGAAAGCGAGAGTGCCAATCGACTGCCTTTCCCTGTCGAGGTCTTCCACCGTGAGCATCTTGTCCGAGAGCGAGACGGTCTGCTTCTTGTCCCTGAAGCAGTCGAACTTGATGCAGGTGAAGGTCGGGTCGCGCATCAGCATCGCGTAAAGGGCTTCGGGGTGGAAGATGGTGCCGACGACGCCAGTACCCCAGTAGCGTGACGTGCGTGACCAGTTGAGACGCTTGGGGATGAGCACGTTTCCCTTCTTGTCCTTCGGCCAGATGGGACGCGCCGAGGTCAGAGGCCCGATCCGCACCCAGTGCAGGAGCTTCTGGCGGGTATCGGGGGTGTTGGCCGTGTCCGGGGTCTCGATGTCGTCCATCAGCACCCTGTCAGAGCGCTTGCCCAGGGCGGCGTGGGAGTTGGTGCCGAAGAACTCGGCGTTCTCGCGCACGTCCCTGTACTGGCGCTGCTGGACCGAGAAAGCGTTGTTCGACCAGGAGACGTTCTTGTCTTCGGGCCGGAACTTGCCGAAATCGGCGATCAGCTTGGGGTTCTGGAGCTCCTGGCGGATGTTGGTCGAGAAGGAGAACGCCTCGGTCTCGTTCTTGCCGATGTACTGCATCCGCGAGTTGGGGTTGTCGCAGACTTCCATGACCGGGAGCACCCGCGTGGAGACGATGGTGGTCTTGCCGAAGCCGGCCGGGACGAGGATGAGGACGTTGGGCTTCTCCCAGTAGTAGGGCGAGACGCCCTCCTTCGGTTCACCGCGCGTGGTGACGTGGCGAATCCAGCCGTTCTCGAACATCCAGTCCATGTGGTTGTCGTTGACGAAGCGCCAGACTTCCTCATCGGAGTGGAAGCGGCCACGGAGCATGCGCAGGATGAAGACCTGATAGGGGTCGAGGTCGAGGTCGAGGTAGTGGGCCGCGAACAGTTGCTCGGCCATCGGCGAGTCGAGCATCAGCCACTTGAACTGGGATTCGTCGTCGAGGGTGGCGAACGCCTTGTCCGGGTCGACGGCCGTGCTAGCCATTCTCGACTGCCTTGTGCGCCTTCTCCAGTGCCTCCAGCGCCTTGAGGTCGGCCTCCGCCTTCTCCTTCAGCCCCCGGATCGCGACCTCCCGCTGCGCTTCAGGCATGCCCTCGAGCAGCTTGTTGACGCGGCTCGCCTGCACCGGATCGTGCTCCTGCACCTTGTAGCCGAGGTCGACGATGGTCTTCATGCCGCTGATGATGTCGCGCACCGAGAGCGTGTGGGGGGCGTACTCGGCGGTCTCGTAGAACATGCGCGTCAGGTTGCCGAGTATCTTCCCCAGCAACAGGTGCTCCTGCTCCTTCTTGAACATCGGGTCGGTGCGCCGCAGGCGGTAGAGCTCGACCAGTTGCCAGAACTCCTTGCGCTTGCCGAGCGTCGTGGGGAAGTGGTCCCAGGAACCCTCCGTGTAGCCTGCGAGACGCATCAGTTCACGGGTGTTCGGCACCTCGTTGCCGTCCTCGTCGTACTGGCGGCGAGCATGGGCGCCGTAGATGTAGTCGCCGTTCTCCATCGCGACGTAGGCCATCGCCGCCATCTCGTCGCCACGGGCTTTGGCATCCGGCCCGGACGGACCACGCTTACGGCGTGCCGGCTTCGGGACGACCCTGCCGTCGAGTTCCTCTCCCATGACTGCACTGTACCACAAGCGTATAGTAGGTCTGTCAACGAAAGGAGCCGTCGTGGCGACCAAGAAAGCCCCCAAGAAGGAACCCGTGACCATCAACTGCGGTGACTGCGACCACAAGAACCCAGAGGGATCGGTCATCTGCGAGAGGTGCGGGTACGAACTATGACCGGGGCGATGACCTACGTGCTCAAGCACGACCTGATCTCACCCAGCGGCAAGGTGCTCATGAAGGCCGGGGAAGTGGTGGGGCTCTACGACCGCTACAACGGCAAGCTGATCACCGACCTCGACAACTGGAGCCCGCCACCGGAGCCTACCGCCCCGACCGGACTCGTCTACGGCAAGGACGATGCCCCTCCCGGCTGGAAGTGGATCGAGGAGAGCTACGGGCGTGACGACGATCAGACGCGCTGGGTGCTGGCCAAGGACCCGCTCTACGCCTCGGCCCCTGCCCCTACCCGCTGGGACCTCACGCCGGAGGAGCAGGCCAAGCAGGACCAACTCAAAGCCTATGCCGCGCGGCAGAAGGAACTGAATCGCACGCCGGCTCCGACGCAGATGCCGGACTCGTGGAAGCCGCCCGCCATGCGCCTTCCGGCCCTGCCCAACTCGACGCAGACCAAGGGGATACTGCCGAAGGCGTGGATGCCGTTCCGCTGGCGCCAGAAGACGCCGACGCGGAAGATCTAGCTGAGCGCGAGGAGCAGCCAGGAGAGGCCGAAGGCGATGAGCGTCGCGGGGTAGTGCTCGACCACGTCGTGCGTAAGGACCCAGGCCACCCAGAAGACCCAGAACAGTATCCAGGCCGCGATCATCGCTTGTAGGGCGGGGTCGGCTTGTCGGCGATGCGCATGAGCGCCAGTCCGATCACGCAGACCGGCACGAGGACGATCACGGCGACGATCAGGAACGTCACTTGCCGTAGCGCGGCAGGCCCGGACCCTTGGGCTCCGGTCCCCGGGGCCGCTCCGGAGCCTGCCTCTCCATGTACGCGCGCACGAGCTTGACGAGGAAGTCGCGCGGCTGGCTCTTGACGAACTCGGCTTCCTTCCTCGGAAGGTAGAAGTTCACTGGCCCCTCGCGTACTCGCGGTACTCGGCGAACAGTTCGGGCGAGACCTTGCCGCCCTGCTCGTGGGTCTCGACCACCTGGCCGTCCTTCCTGACCACCACCTGCTCTCCGTCCTCGACCTCGTAGGTGGCGCGCAGCCACTCGCCCAGCGTCATCATCGCTCCCCCTGTCGCTTGCCGCAGGCAAGGCAGGTGGACTGGGAGACCAGACCGCCGCAGACCTTGCACAGCGGACCCGTGATCCTTCTGCCGCTGACGGTGATGAAGTCCCCGTTCTTCGTGAACCAGCCCTCGCAGGGGCGGGCGCGGCCCGGGTAGGCGTCCTTCATCGCCAGAACCTCCACCACGGCCTTCTGACGATCCGCTCAGGGATTTCCCCGTCGTAGCCGGAGTCCATGAGCGACTGGATGACGTCCCGCAGCCACAGCCGGCCCCACTGCTTCGCGAACCGGTACTGCTCTTCGGTGAGCGTGACGCTGATCTTCCTCGTGCTCACAGGTCATCCTCCGGCCTCATGGCTTCGCCTCCATCTCAAGCCTCTCTTTGGCGCAGCGCGGGCACATCACCTTGCGGAAGACCCATCCCCACCCATCAGGCAACTCCGTGTACTTCTTGGATGGAGCCGGGATGACGGCACCGCACCAGTCGCACACGATGTCGTCGCGCTTGATCCTCACAGGTCCTCCTCCCCCTCCGGACTCAGCCAGTAGAACGGCGTCTTGCCGGAGGCGCGGGCCTCCATGTTGATACGCGCCACCTTGGAGAACCACGCCGCCTTGTCGGTCAGCCTTCTGCCGCGCACGTACTCAGACTCCTCGGCGGTCAGGTAGACGACCCACTCCACCGATCCGGTGCCGTCCGCGTGCGGCTGCATACACTCCTGCACGAGCCGACGGACGAACCCTCTGGGCTTGGCGCGGATGAACTCCACCTCCTCATCGGAGAAGGTGAAACGCAGTTCGTTCGTCGATGCCACTGTCGGCCTCCTTATCGGCTGTAAAGTCATTCTACCGCAGGTAGGCGTTCGACGTCAAGGGTACCGGCTGTACGCGCACAGGCGTACCGGCTGTCTTTTCCCCTCTGAAAATATTTTGGGGGGGCCTGTTCTGGGGGCTCCAGAGCGATGCAATATCGGCTCCTTGTGTGTCCGGGGTTGTCCGGGGTTGTGGATACCCACCATCTCTTCCCCGGGGGTGGGAGGGAGTCACGCTTCAAATACCCCGGGTATTGATAGTCACTGGATTGTGCCCATGTGCAGGGGAATCCTCCCCAGTGGATCTCCAGCTAGCCAGGGCTGGGCAGTCCCCTGGGTCCCGCCTGCGTGGGCAGTCACTTGTCCCGCATTCTGGACAATAGAACAGTCGTTCAAGGTTAAATGACCGTTTAATCATTCTCATCACCGAGGGT